GTATTCGCCATTTAACCTCCTACTTATCTATAACAACAGTAACAGTTGCATTTGAAATTGCTTGAACATTCATTCCACCCTCAAACAAAATTCCATCCTCTGCTAAGTTATAAGAAAAAACATCTCCTGCCGGTACGTCAACTATAAATTGATCTACTCCGTTTCCATCTCTTAATGTAACAGAACCGGCTGAACCTGTTGAAGCTAAAATAATTCCTCTTAGTCTTGTTCTACCAGCAAACACACTTCCCGTTGAAGTTTTTCTAACTGCTTTTACATCTGATTTCATTTAATTCTCCAATAAATTTATGCGGGCCCGAAGGCCCACACTAAATTATTTATTATGCTAGATTAATATTTTGTTGATACAAAATAGTAACTCTAACTTCACCTGCATTGGTTGCCGCTGAGTTTGTAAAAGTTAATCTGATATCTGCGTCTCCAACATCTTCCCAAGCTAAAGTTCCACCTGATTGAGTTGTTGGGTATTTTCTACCTGCTGTAGTACCAATACCAAATGTATTTACAAGCGATGCAGCGCCTCCAACAGTGTCACCAACACTAATGTTAGTTGCACCTGATGCTGCAGTTATAACATCTATAACACAATCTATAATTTGTGATTTCGCAGGGATCACAACGTCTTGAACTGCTGCCGCGACTGCTCCACTTGCTAAACTTACTGCAAATGTTTGAGCCATTACAACTTGTCCTGTGTTTTTGATGTTGGAACCTAAAGTAGTTCCAGTTGTTTCTTTAATCGTTCCCGCTTTTATCGGTCCCGAAAATGTAGTTGATGCCATAATTATCCTCCTAGTTTTTCCGAACGTAGTCTCTAGGCCGTCGACTATACTCGTCTACGTTCTTAATAATTGTATAGTGATAATATTTATATATTAGATTTACGCAGAGCGCAAGAGGGCTTGTAATGTGGATTGATTTTTTCCAACGATGTAGCTTTTTATTAAGTAGCTACAGAAACTTCAGGTGCAGCTTCATCTATCTTAATTTGCATATGCTCTTTTTTAGCTTCTGCAAGTTTAATATGG